AGAGGACAACTGCTTAATGGCGATAGGGGTTATAAATTTTTGAGCCATGACCTCAGTCGTTTCTCTTGTTAGTGCCCCTCAGGGCTAAGCATTAAGCCTTTTTGCCGAATGCTTTGTCGTTTGGATTTAGGTAACGCATGATAACAGGAAGACCGGCTGCCCAGAGAGCGTTTGCTGCCATCTTGATGTCTCCAGTTGATGCGTAAACCGCTACTGCTGCACCAAGAACGCTTCTTGCGTACGATGCTGCCATTGCTTTTTGTTCTGCTGTAATTTTCATGTTTTCCTATCCCGTTACTACGATTGTGTAATCGTTTGCGCTAATTGTTCCAAGAAGAGTTACCGTTACTGTGTCTGCGTTAGTGCGAACAACGTCACCGACTACTGTTGCTCCGCTTGATACTTCGTAGATTTGAACAATGACGTCAGATGTATTGAACAGGTGAGTAACTGTAGTAGACGAAGTACCAGCAGCACTTGCAGCGCATCCTTGTTTTGCAATTCGTGCGAGGGCTGGAGTGGAAGTTGTTGAAGTTCCAGCGGAGGTTACGATACCAAGGTTCGTGCGAGCACTTGCAGCAGTTGTAGCACCCGTGCCACCGTTTGCCACAGCAATTGCTGTGCCTGTCCATGTACCACTTGTGATTGTCCCAAGAGTTGTGATGGTATTTTGACCCTCGTATGTAGAGGCAATGTCTACGGAATCGGCATTGACTGTAATTCTGCCTGCCGTGCCAACAACATTGAGGGTGTTTCCAGTTTTTGTAAGACCATCTCCAGCAACTACTTGACCAGCACCTGAGAACTGAACAAAGGTCAGTCCTGTTGTTCCTAGGGTAATCGCGTCGTTTGTTGTAAGAACAAAACCATTGTCAGCATTTACTGTACCTTCGGATACAAAGGTGAACATTCCTGTCGTAACTTTTGCTGACGTATTGGCATCGTCTGCACGAGAAGCCGCACCAGAAGCAACGGCTACATAGATACCGTTTTCAGATGCTGTGCTCTGGTCTTTGAGAAGAACACGGTCGCCTTCAGCAAGTGTGACTCCATCAATTACGTCGCCAGCCTCAAGGGCTGTAGCGATTGCCACCGGAGCAACAGAGGCAACCCTTACGGATGCTTTAACGTCAAGACCCTGGCGAGCAGCGTCTACATACCCCTTAGTGGCAATATGCGCATCGTCTGTAGGAGTGGCAACCTTGGCGTTTCCTTGTGCGTCTCTTTTGATTAGTTTAGAAGCGGTTGCAGCATCGGTTGCGTCATTGAGCATTTGCCAGAAAGATGCGGGCAACAAACCAGCACTGTCGGTATCTGCAACATTAAGGGTGAGGGTTACCGTGCCATTTGATTCAGAAACCGTAAGGGCTTCTGCAATACCAGCGCCACCACCAGAAACAATGGTGTGAGGAAGAGACTTAAACGCAGAACCCGTGTACACCTTGATGGTGTCGGTAGCCGTGTCGTATATAAGACGACCTTCAAAATTGCCTGATGCTGGCTCGGTGGCCAGTTTTTCAAAAGTGGCGTTAATCAGTTGATTCTGATTTAGGTCAATATTTGTAAGAAATTTTTGTGCCATTTTTACTCCACCTTACGTGAGATATGCTTTTCCAGAAAATGCCGCAGAAAACAGGACAGTTATCTGAGTATTACTATTGTATTGTACCTCACCAAATACATGAGTATCTGCAGAATCCACAATGGTTACCTGCGGCTTGCCTCCGAGTGTGTGAGTTATGACCCATGTTGCAGATGCGGTCCCTTGAGTAAATTCTAATCTGTTTGTAAGTGAGTTAAAAGCCGAGTTAGAGCGAACAACAACAAGGTTCGGTGCATCTTGGTCAACGGTTACAACGTTTGGAGTATCTTGATAAACATTTACATTGTTTGGGACCGTATTGCTCATCGTGTTACCTCTGGGGAAAGAGTAAATGTTCCTTGAATAACTCGTGACACAAGTCCGCTAGAACTAATGATTTCAAGGTCATAAACACCACTAGAAGTAAGAGCCGCAGTGTCCGCAGCGCTTATACTTAGGTTTATTAAGCCATCAGCACCGTTGAGGGTTATTCTTCCATTCTCTGTTGTCAATGTAATAAGTGGAGTTGTTGACTCAATCGTTCTTCTTACCTGCATTCGTGCCGTGTGATTAGTGAGCGGGTAGGGCTCGTATTCCGCTGGATTTGCCTCCGTTGGAGTCCTTGGCTGCTCAACCGCTATGACGCGTCCAAAACTAGACCCTTGCTGACAGAGTATGTTGTAATTTCCTGCAATCATTTTTCCGCCCGCATTACGTTTATTTGGATATACATATTGTGCCTCATTCAGTCATCACAGAACAGCAGTACCGAGTACGCCATAAATAGGGTCGCCAAGGGTTAATGTAAATTGCTCTACAACTTTATGCGTAATTGAATAACCGAGAGGTCTTGCTGGCTCAACGACAGCCAATACTGCTGGCGAATCAGAAAACTCGGCAAAATCTAGAGCCGTTGTACCAAGAGTGATTGTCCCAGTTGTAGTCAAAGTAAATGCTTTGCCGTTATTGATAGTTCCAGAGTCAACAAAAAATAGAGCACCGCTGGCAACTTCCAATGCAGAAACTGCGTCAAAGTTGGTCGCACGACTCCAGGTGCTAGCACCAACAACGTAGACACCGTTTGCTGAAGGAGTTGCTTGGTTCTTTACGAGAACACGGTCACCAGCAACAAGGGCTACGCCATCAATGGTTTGTGTACCTGAGAGCGTAATATTCCCTGTAGTGTTTGTCCCTCCAGTGTTTATGGTCGCTGCTTTTACGTTTGGTCTAATGTCAAGACCTGGAGTTTCGCTACCAACCGTAGTGATTCCGATAGCCCAAGGATTGTTGCCATATCTTTGGCTGATGATTACAGACTTTGTTCCAGTAAGAATAAATTCGGCAGCCTCTCGTATCGCTGACTGCGTTCCAGCGCCACGACCGTATCCAGCGGGATAAAGTTGCCAAGTTCTAAAATCAGCCAGATTGTTGTTATCCACTACCCCGGTATTGTTTAGGTATATTTGACTTTTAGTTTTGTTTCCAGAAAATTGAGCCAGCCATTCAGTATTTTCGTTTCTTACGTGTTCGTAGTCAACAAGCCTGCTTCTGCTTTCATAGGTGTTTAAGCCAACATTTGATGGTATTTCTCTTCTGTCGTACCTAAACCATTCACTGTATAAATTCATGGTGTCAGAAATCGCATCGGTTAAAACGTCTACAAATCTAAAAAACGGATAGGTCGGGTCTACTTCTTTACTGTCGTAATCCTGATAAAAATCAGGAATAAAAGGACGCATGCTTTGTATGACTGGAGAGTTTGCCCACGCAATATCATTTACTAAGTTTGGTGTTGATATGCGAACGTTTTTAGTGTTGTGATTTGAAATAGTCAAAACAACTTTGTAGTCAGTACTTGCTGGCGTGTTGACGGAAAGAGTTATTTGATTTGACCTTGCCGCACCCCATGCTCCGCCCTGAATTATCCGCGTATTTCCAGCGTCAACTACTCCGTTGTCGTCATAAATAGCAGCATTTATAGTAAAACTTTCGTCTATTGAAAAGGCAACGCAAGTAAACACAAAAACACCAGCAGCGTCGGCTGCCTCAAAAACGTCATTGACATTTAGTGTCAGGACCATTGGGTTGGCTGAACTCGGGGAGGCTTCCAAAACGTAATGAGACGACCAGTAGTAGTCGTTTCCAGTCATTGTTATAGCGCCGTTAGAAATAGTCCAGTTATGGTTGGCGTTTATGTAACTTAAAGGTATTGCGCGTTGATTCTCAAGACTATAAGTTCTTAGCGCATCTTCGTCTAATAGTCTCTGTAGAGTTTTCATTCATCTACCGACACCAAGGTAACGGTTGTTCCCGCAATAGTCAAAGACGGCAAAGAACCTTTTTTTGTAAACAAAACGTTTTCATCAACGTCGCTTGTTCCACCAGAACCAGGAGTTACGGTCAAAGACTGAACATACAAAACTCCAGGAACGGAAGATGCTATAGAATAAAATTCTGAAAGTTTTATTCCTTCTGCAAATCTGTAGTTAACTGGGGAGAAGTAATTTGTCAAAACAGTTTCAACGTTTTCCTGAACTACTGTGCTTTCGTACGAAGAAGAATACGCAACCTGAATACTTACGGTAAGAGTGACTATGCTTGCATCACGAACTTCAAGTTCAAGACCAGCAACAGTTCTATTTTGAACATCAATTAGAATATCTGATTTTTGGTCAATGGTTAAAGTTGTGTTTATGCCGTATACGAATATTGTTACATATCCAGGTTCGTCGGCGTCTGCCCACTCAAGTCCGCTTGCAGAATTTGTAAGGTCGTATGCTTTGCATCTACTGACCGTTGTGGCAAAAGTTGATAATACATAGCCGTCAATTTGAGATGCGCGAGCAAAAGAAGAAGACAGAGAACCAAGAAATTGAACGGCTCTATTTAAAAACTGTTCAGTTGTTTCAGGGCTCGTGCCGTTGCTAATAAATTCATTAACAGTCGCCCCACTTATGCTTGACGTTGGGGTGTCAATCCCCAGAGCAGTGTTTACTGGAACAGGTAGA